CTCCAACTTTAAGTGATGAATTTATTCCTGTGTGGCTCATTATAACCACAGAACCAGCCCTAGTTAATTCTCCAGCACTAAGAGTGTAAGTTACAGGAGTGATGCTAAGTGTGCCATCAAAAAGAATATCAAGTGAAGTATTTGATGGAGTTCCTGCCTGATACTGTAATACAGCTTGTCCATCTAACCCTGTCACATCAACTACATTCTCATAAGGTTCAATTACTACTTCTGTTGCTGAAACATAAGTGATAATCTTAGCAATTACAAGTTGAGTCTTGTAAGGATACTCAACATACTTATTTACGTCACTTGGACTAAAATCATTAGCCGTTGACTTCAACGTGGCTCTGTTCACAATTCCTGTTAATGTCATTGTGAAGTCACGTGTATCAATATCGAGATAAGGCCCATCCTTAGTCTCAAATAAAGCAAGAACCCAATTAGTATCTGAAAGTCTTGATAGTGTTCTGGTTTGATACAAGGGATGACAGATGTAAATAACATCCGCCGATTGTGAAAATGAAAGTTGACGAAGATGTGCTTCAAGATATGGAGAAGTAACTTCAACTGGAACTCCAGTATCTAGAACTTGTGCACCATCTTTTACGAAACGTATATACTCGTCACCAAATTCTAATTGAAAAGCTTGAGTAGAAGAAAATTCGAATCGAACAAGAATAGAGAGCTTACTTGAGTCTTTTGTTTCAACTACAAATCTTGTTCCTGATCTACGGGTAATTCCACCTTGAGGTTTGACAATGAAATTTTGAAGTCTTTCAACTCCGTTGAAGTATTTCGTGATATCTACTCTACCACGAATATACGGAGAAACTTCACCAGCAGTGAAGTTTGTTTGAATAGGATAGGCTTCAGGCATATCACAATCTGTCTTTGAGTTCTCGAACAACTACCATCAATTCTGTTCTGGATGAAGCTGCTTCTTTCATTGCTGAAGAATTTTCTTTTACAACTTCATGAAATGCTTGTATGTGTTTATCATACATTTCTTCATTTCTTTTGTCTCTTGCACCCATTTGCTTCAAAAAGATAATTACTAGAGCAATCATCAATGCGCAATAAGGTAACTGTTTCATTGCATCCAAGAAAGTATGTTCCATATTATACTCCTGTCCAATTTCTTTTTGGTGTTGCTGAAGAACCTGACTGTCTTGACTCAAGATAATAGTCTGCACTCAATTCACTTGGAGCAGATTCTTGAGCATCAGGTGTCTTTGCTCGTTTAAGAGCTTCACGGAAATCACGCATCAAAGTCTCTTTGAGACTTGCAGATTGAGTAATCTTGTAACTAATGTCCCATGCAAGATAAGCTGCAATAGCTTCATCTAAAGTTGAATCAAATAACTTAGGATCATTAACATCCCAAATGTATATTAATTCATGAGAACTCTCATCACTAAGAATGTTTCGTCCTTCAATTTGATAGTCTGAATCCCCACCATCAATTGATAGAATACGAAGAAGGTCTGAAGGAAATTGGAATTTACTAGAGAAACCAAATTCTGGAGCAGTTAATAATGGAGACAAGACAACTCTTTTAATTGCACAATTCCATGGGTGTCTCCTAAGAACATATTTCTTACAAGGCTCATATCGCTCTTTACAAGCCGCTGAAGTTTTAGTTCCATCATTTAAAGACAGAATTGACTCTGCACCAATTTTGGTGAGAGCAGAGTTGCAAATTTCTATAATTGATTGTGCCATAAATTTACTCCAGGAGTAGAACCTCCTGGAGTAATTGTTACGTCAAAGCTGTCATTGAAGCATCAACCGCTGATGTATTGACACCTTCTTTGTTTGCTTGAATATAGGTTAACAAAGCTGTTAGCTTTGCCGGTGTAAGGTCAACAACAGTCTGACAAGGCCCATTCGGAATCTTCAAATTGTCAACAGAGCCTGGAGTCAGAAAATCGTTACCTTCTGCCATTGAGGAAGATGGATAAATTTCAAATCGAATGAACATAAGAATTATGTTTAAGTTAGAAGGAGACACCTGAATTAACAGGTGTCTCCTAATGAGTCAATCTACAACGTAGTAGATACAGCCTTTGAGGGTCTGTCCTGCCATCGCTGCAGTTCCAGTGGTGCACGTCAACAACAGAGGCTTTTCAGTCTCGTAGTAACGCTGCAACGCTTGTGTTGTAAAGATAGGTGTCAACGCAGTGGTTGTGATAGCAGCCGCAGCAAAAGCTGAAGCAGTGTTGTCACTAACTGTATTGGCCTTATCAATGAGACCACTTCCATCTTTAGCCATGAGACCAAACGAGAGGGTAGCAGTTCCAGTGGTTGCCGACACACAAACTTCACCATTCAGAATACGAGCACCAGCAGGAAGCTCGCACAATGCAATGTCAGTTCCAGCAACATCCGTGGTGAACACTTTGGTAAATACAGCAACACGGATACGACCTTCACGTTGGTTAGGTTTGAGTGGTGAATACGCAGGAGGTTGGATTTGGGCCAACTCCGTTCCGTATCCATCAATAGCTGTTGCAGCGAGCAACAGACGATTCATTTGTTTGATCATATTATTCCTTTGTTAAGGTTGAATTGGTTTAGAGGACAGTTTCGTCACACTTACAACGAATAACCTTTTCCTCCCACATACGGCTTGCGCCGAAGTTACCGCAGACATAAACCTGCGTGGAATAACGTTTCCCAGGCAACGGGTCAACCTGAACATTCAACTCCATGCCCATAGCCAGCGTAATGCCGGATTTGGGATAGAAAAGAACTTCACGGTTATTACCAACTTTCGTCAGCAATTCAGTCTGGATGAACTTGAAGCCCATGAACGTATCAACAGTGCCATTGACCAACGCCTTGACGGTGTTGTAATCAGCACTAGTGATTTCAGTCGTGCGCAACAAAGACTGAATCTGGGATTCAGTCAAGATGCAATACAACTCTTCACCGGGTTCAACGGCTTCTGTGGAACGAAGCAAGAACTTCGCACGACGCAATTTTCCAATTGTGAGATTGGAGTTTGCCGGGGTGACTTCGTGGTAGTTAACCGCGATTTCAGAAGCAGAAGGAAACGTAACTGCTGTTGCACCAGTTTTGCCGGTGTAAGCAGTTCCAGTCGCAGCTGCAATGATCGCACGATCAATTGCACGTCCCATTGCCATCACCGCATTCTGCGTGTAAGCAGACGTCGGGTCAGCAATCATGCGGAGCTTATCCTTCTTGTCAATGAGGTCAGCCCAATCATAATCTTCCAACGCGATTCGCCGACGATCATGAGGAGTCTCATTCAACGGGGTGTCACCATGTCGAGTAGTAACCTTCTGTGCCTCGACTGGTCCGATGCGGTCATAGAAGTCAAATTCAGCTGCTTGGGATTCGACTCGGACTGTGTCACGGAGACGAGAACCCTTCTGCTGAAATTGAACTTCGATGTTTGAGCGGTAGGTTTGAACTAACGCTTTGTCAATTTGTTGACTCATATAAGTTTCAATTTAAGAACTATCTTGGTTCGATTAAGTTGTCCTTACGGATTCAATCTTGCGGTTGCTGCCGCCAGCAGACAGGAGTGTATCCTGTGTCACACAGGGCCATTCAGGTTGTCCCATGAACAAAGTTTCTTTTGACATATCAATGGTCTGAAGTCAAGATATATTTTCAACTTTTTACGCTGAATTACTCAGAGTATGCTTTTGTATGAAGCAAAGTCCATTGATCAAGTGCTGCTTGATGACCAGGATTACTGCGGTCATTTAATGCAGCCTGGAAGTCTTTATCTCCCTTAAGAGAATTGATCTCCTGGACTGCACGAGTCTTGTCCGTAATGAACAAGTCACCACGACCAGAACCAGTAGCTTGGTCTTCCATCATTGCAGCACCAATGTCTGCAAAGAGTTTGATGAATCCAGGATTGTTACCATTCTGTTCGATGAGTTGTTTGATGCTTTCGTTTTCCGCACCACCGAACTTCTGAACCACGGCCTTGGCCATGTTGAGCTTTGCATCAAATTCAGCACCCCAACTGTTTTTGAGTTCTGTGAGTGCGGTTTGCTTGGCTGTTTCTTGTTGTTGAGTTAACTCAGTTGTTGAACGTCCAATTGACTCAAGATAATAAGTCAATGCACCTGATGCCTGTTTGTCTGTGAGACCTAGGGAGTGAAGATGTTTCTTGACTTCTCCAAGTTTTGCATCATCAATCTGGACACCTTCAGGAAGCTTGTCAGCTTTAAAGGTGTATTCTTCAGGTTTTGAAGGGCGACCAATTGTGTTATAGAACTCATCCAACTGCTCAGGCTTCCAAGTCGGAAGAGGTTTGGCAATCTTATCAACACCAATGAGACGTTGAGCAGAGAGATAAGATTGCGCCAAGTCTCCTATATTCTTGAAATCTTTCAAATTCGCTTCTCCACGAATTGTTTCTGGAATACCAAGACGCCAATCTTGAGGTTGATTAGCTGCACCGCCACCACCAGTTCCTGCTCCACCGCCTTCTCCACCAAGTGCTGTATATAGAAGTTTAATCATATTTCATGCTTTCTTTTATTTGTTCTGTTATTTCCATTGGGTCTTTGCCGAGAACCCTCAGTATCGACAATACTATGTGTTGTTGACCTTGGCGCACTAACGCCATACTTGGGTCAGCTGTTATTTGGGGTTTTAAGATTCCACTCATCTTCATCAGATGAGATAGAACTTCCTTACCATCTTTGGTATCAAAGACGGTTCGAAATTTTGCCTGCATGACAAGTCGTTCATGCAGTTTTTCTGTTAATAGACTCATAAGCTTCCTAAGCTAAGTCCCTTCTCTTGTGCAGTTGCAATATCCTTCATTGCAGAAGCAGCTGGTTGAGCCGTAGCTGCCATTTGTTGAGCTTCTTGAGCTTGATTACGTTTTTCACGTATCGCGCTAACTTCTTCAGGAGTTCTGAAGATAAGACGTGAAACATCCTGGAGGCTTGCCATCTCTCTGGCATAAGCATCTGTATCAATAGTATCCAGAATAGTAGGGTCAACTTGAACAAGAGGAATCAATTCCTCAAGATAACGACGCATGTTGATACTCTTCCTGGCCATCTGAGCTTTCGCTGCTGGAGAAATGTATTCAATAACGAGCTTACGTCCTTCCAAAGACCTTGGTGCTGGAGGAATAAGATTAAGACGTGAAAGAATGTTGTAGGTTCTGGCTAACCTCGGCCCTAGTAATTCTGATTGCAGACGTCCCAGAATTGGAGACATCATCTGCATCATTTCCTCACGGTCATCCTGAATCTCTGTTGCAGTCTGACGTTCCTTTTTCTTGATACGTGAAACCCAATCAGCGTAAAAACAACGAAGGATATGACTTCGTTTCTGTTCGAGCTTGTCCTCACCTACTTCGACTCTGCCTTTGGTTTCCAAAGGTTTAATCATCTGTTCACCAGGCAAACCAGCTTCAAAAAAGATGAGTGACGAAGGACTCGTTGCAATTGGCAACATGAACCCGTCATCAGGAACTAGCAGAGGAGGGTCAACAATCTTCTGGATTGCCTTCAATTGCACTTTCTCCATGGCATTGACCATCTTAATGTCAGGGAGACAAGTCATGCCCGGCGATCTTCCATACACTTCACCTGAACGCTTCACCCAACGAGGACAACTGAAAGGAAACTCATCATAACCTGATTCCTTGAAAATTGTGTCTGCTGCTTTGCAAAACCAGAAAGAAGCAAACGGTTTGTTCTTTGCATTCATCATGGTAGTGTCTCGATCAGTTCGAGGAAACACTCCATGCACAACCAGCCATTCCTTATTTTGATTCTTCTCTTCTTTAATCTTCTTAGAGTCTGTATCTGGGAACTCTTGAAGAATTTGACGAGTTGTCATCATGACATCACGGAAGAGTGTGTCAATCACACCCTTCGAGTTCTCGAGAATACGACAATCACGCAATTGAATTGAACGAAAGATTGCACGTTTCTCCTTCATGTCAATATCTTGGTATTCAACAGCTGTGCCGAATGCGCCAAGGTTCATGTAAGTCTCGTGAAGAGAATTGTCATTATTCGATTTAGGACTCGAATAATTCTTGTAAATCATATCTGATACCATTTCAAGCCACAATAGAGCTTGAGGGTCATTTCTGTATTCTTCACCTTGAATACAAAGATTGAACCATCGGTCTTGAGGCGAGGTCAAGAAAGAATGAAGTCCTGCGGACAGTTGTTCCAAGGCCCATGGAGCAGTGCCATCGAGTATCAAATCCTGTGTTCGATTTCCTGGTGTTGTTACCCTGTTGAAGTCTCCGGCAGAAGTGTATACCAAGTCCTTGATTTCCTGCCATTGAGCTTCCCATGGACGACGCATCGTTCCAAGTTCCTCATCTTTTCGGATTAACGATTCAAGTAGAGTTTTCATATTATGAACCTAAGAGTGTTTTCTTTTGTCCTTCGTAACTGATGTTAGGCGAAGCTCCACCAAGAATCGTGGAAGAACGACCTTGACGGGAAACTGACTGGTTTCGTTCTCTAACTAGTTTTGCCGCATCACCACGTTCTGGTGGACGAGGAGGAGGAGGAGGAGATTTCGGCCCACCGCCACCAAAATAACAACGAGTTACAGCCAAGATGTTTGTATTGAGAGTTTCTTTCATAATTTAAACAATTTAAGTAGACGTTCAGTTTGGTAAAATTTCACTTTGTCAGAACGTAATCCACGACACCATGCAACCAATGGTCTGAAAACAGGCATAATATGAAGAAAATAACTAATGTGATTATGACCAACAGCAAGATACACAAACCAATGAGACTCTTCCAGACGTGCCATAATAATACAGTCTGGAGACATAAAAAGGTAATGCTCTCTTGCATAGAAGAGTAAATCTTTTTCAAAATTTCCTTCACCTTTCTTTGCATACAACTCTAATGCTTTGTTCCAGGTACTCATGCTTTTAGTAAATCATACTCAGATAGAGCTTTTTCCTGCGGTTTCTTCTGGTGCTTAACCCTATCCTTCACAGACAATGATAATTCACGGAAAGCGTCTGCACAATGAGAAGCCCAATCATGACATGGTTTATCTTTAAAGAGCATCTTGTCTTCATCATACTCTTTATGATACATCTTTAATGCCTCTAACCCGTTCTCACATTTGGCTTTATCAAAATAGCAACGAGGTAACAAAGCTCGAACTGCTTCGATACCCTCGTCAATAGGTAATTGTTTTCCGATCTCAAACTTAATTCCAAGATCTTTTGCAGTCTGCCACCGAGTTTTCGCTGTTGAGATTTCTCGAACATCAATATCATGAGGAGCGTAATGTCTTCCATAGACATAGTTACGTTCTCTCAGCACTTTTGCATAGTGCGCAAAACCTTCACCATTGTTCTCGTAGTGATCTATTACACGAATCTCAAAACCATAAACCTGATAGAACCAAATATTACAAGTGTCACCAACACCCAAGTCCCATGCAGTATGGACTGGGAGACGTGATTCATACGGAACATTGGTAATGCGTCCTTCCTTTTCTGCTTTCTCCATCAGTTTTCCATAATATGAACCTTGGAGCGGTGCATCAAAAGAACAGAAAACTTCCTGCTGAATCATTTCCTCAGACATACCTGAGTCACGCATTTCTTGGATTGCGGATTCATCCAAGACTTTCGTGTAATCATTTCCCATTACAGCAGCATACCACCTAGGATTATTCATTGCCATCTGCAACATCTTCCATCCGTGGTTTCTTCCACGTGGAGTGTAGATGAATAATGCCCATCCATCATTTTCCGCCAGAATCGGCTGCAAAAACTCCCAGATTTTGGGATTCATGATACTCCATTCCGAGAAAACGATACCTTTCGGATTCGGTCCTACGAGAGAATCCGGTTTATCTGCACCAACCACTTGATAAATTGAATTATTCTTCAATGTTATCTTCATTTCCGTATTATTCTTACCTGCTACTAGCTGTTCAGGGAAAGCAGAGAGAAATGAACGCCCCGTCTTCGTTTTTCCATCCCACGCAATTTTCTTCCCTTGTGCATACGTCGGAAATAAATGCCAATACAACCCAGGTTCTTCCATTGTCGAGGTTGCAATGAGATTTATAGCATTTAAATCCTTTCCACCTCGACGGTGCATTACCATTACACCCCTTTTCTTTTTAAAGCCACCTTTCTGGAAGTAACTCCACAGCGGTCGTTGATACCACCGAGGTTCAAAATCGTAAGGTATGGAGATTTCAGGCATTTGATTGCTTTGTTAAGAGTTTTTCTCCTCTTCCAGTTCTTCTCGAAGTGCCTGATTAACAGGGTTAATAAGCTCCCCCGGAATTCTCGGCATCTCAATAACAGCTGGCTTCACTTCTCTACCTAATTCATCGAAATGTTTGACCTTAAATGTGAAATCTCCATCAATATGAGCATCAACCTCAATGGATTTCAGCTTAGGAGCAAGGAATGAGGCTATTTCTTTAGCGATTAAAATCTTCTGGTCAACATCGCAAACTGGAAGTTTAACCATTTTACCGTTAACTTCAGTGTTAACGGTTTCTGTTGCCAGTCTGATTAACTCCTCAAATGGATTATAGTTCCTTTTGAGGCAAAGTTCATTAATCTTACTCCTCACTTCAGCAGGAGTTAATGCACCGCGAATATCTTTAGTTTCAGAAGGCATACTACGCTTCTAAGAATCATGTGAAAGGTCTGACTTGTCAAGCATTATTTAGCGTGAATCGTAGATTCGATATGTGTTTCTGGAAACTGTTTCTAATTTTTAAGGATTCACTAAATATGAAGCGAGGATACTTGGAACATGGTTCGTGGTTGACTGGGCGAAATGCTCATGCACGGTGGGGCAACCTCCCTATCTTTCACGCGTCGAGTTCCACGTTCCCCATCCACCCCACCCTCGTCCATAAAGAATTCTTTACTCAGCCTAGGATTCATTGGTTCACCTATCACATATCGTCGTGCCTAAACCTTAGTACCTAGTCTCACATTGCTTGCTCCACCAAGCAATGCTCGTTGAGTCAATGAATCAACGGTGCATCAAGCAATGTTAGACGTGTCTAACATCAGCGCACCACGGCACATGAACCAAGAAAATTTGCAACTATATTCGGTAGTAACTGCTACGAGTTACGTGCAGTCACGAGAATATGTGTTGACGGATTCCGTGCGTCGTGCAAACCTACATGTATGGACGAGGGTATGGATGAACCTACCTTCTACACCATAGAACACTAGAACTATGAAAAACAAACAAGCAACACAAACCGTAGCTTCTGCTACCACATCCACCATCACCCTTGCACAACTCACACCAGAGCAACTGGTTGCGTTGAAAACTGAACTCAAGACACAAAAGAAAGCAAAGTCTAGCAATCGTGGCACTTGGGTATTCACCGTAGATAAGTGTCTGCAAGAGAAGGAGTTGGATGGCACGTTCAAGAACACCACAGCCGACATCCTGCAAGCCTTACAAATAGCTAAGGTTTGGGACGGCAACGAACGGGAAGTTGAACTCAAGAAAGTGCAAACCCGTAAGCAACAATTGGTTAAGAAAGATGAAGCCAACAAGCTGATCTATGGCTACAAGGCCAGTGAACACGGGTTTGGTATGACGGTTGAGAAAGCTACAAGTTTCTTGATTGCACAGGGTTACACCGTGACTAAGGTATAATCAACGCGGAACTCGCTCATCCCGTATGAGTTACATCATACGGGATTTTTCGTGCCCAGATGCGTCCAAGGTGCGTCTAACCTAGTTGCCTATACCCACACCTAGGACGACCAGGAAACACGTGCCTTGGCTCATCCTTGCGCGATTGCGGGGTGTTTTGGGCGACGAGCCTATGGTTCAATGGATTTTGGGCACATGGAGCATGGGCAGGGAGATAGCACCCCGCGCATTCCCTACGAATCATTCATTGATTTACACTTTCGACCCTATTTTTCGGTGATTTGCACGGGCTGAGTATTCAAAACACGAAAAACGACCATGTAAATAAACCACATAGTAAATATAGGGTTTCATTATTTATGAATTTACTCATGCACTCGTGAACCAGAATTAAAATCCTCACTTAACTAGACAATTCACGATTTTTCACTGATTTTGTGGGTGAGAAGTGGCGCAGTCCAACACCTTGCAACTGCTAGAGTTTATAAAAAATCACCCACAAATCATAGGGTTCACGATTCCACAGCTTTTTGGACAAATGGGTGTAGTTTTCCTTAAAAGGATATAAAGGGATCGAAGGGGTTTCATCACAAAAAATCCGGATATTCCACCGTTTTTTTAGAGATTTTGAAAAAATTTTTTAAATCTGATAAAAACCCTAACAAGCCACGGAAAAGTGGACTAAACCCTTTAAACATAGTCATTTCAACCAACACTCATCAACCACCTAGCCAGCATACCCTAAACCACGCAAACCTTAGCAAATCAACCTGTTTGCTGCGCACCCATGAACCATGTTCCAAGTGCCACTTTCCACCATATCACCAACCACCTAGTAAAACACACATGAACCTCGTTTCGTCCTATGGTTGTTAGGTGTTTGGTAACAACCCTATGAACAAAACCAAAAATCTACTTCTTAACCTAGCTTTTAACAGGGAGGCATACACTTCAATCTGTTCAAAATGTAATCTCATAAGCATATTTTTCAGCATTTAACATATACATTTAGAAAGTCTTTTTATTAAAGGACAAATTGTTTTCAAGCAACCCTGTCTCAACCCCAATATCCACGATTCATGAGCCAAGACCCTCCAGCCACGAACCAACAAACTCCTGGATCACCCAGAACATTCCAATCATCACGAGAATTGGAACATTCCGTCTAAACTATATTTACCTGCAAACCAAGCACTTACAACTATTTTCAGAAAATTTTACGATTTCGCTTGACGCCCTGTAATAAAAAGGCGATGATACACACGTTGACGGAACTGGTAGCAATGAAGCACGGTTCTATAGTCAAAGTAGAAAACAGTTAACATAAGAACATATATGGCAAAACCGACAAAAACATCATCCGCTCCCGTTCAAGAATCTTCTGCTCACGTGGCAGGGGGAATTGATCTCGGGAAACTGACACCTGAACAATTGGTCTCGTTGCAGAAGCAACTCAAGGACAAGAAAAAAGAGAAGTCCAGCAAGAAGGACGAACGCTTTATGATCATTGACACGATGTTGGCCGAGAAGGAAGAAGGTTCGGACACCGAGTTCCGGCACACTACGCGTGACATCCTCAACACGCTGGTCAAGAATGACTTGGTGGATACTACCGAGCCGGGCTTCGACACCATGGAAATCAAGAAAATCCAGGCTCGGAAGCAGTTCCTCGAAAAGAAAACGGACGAGAAAGGTGAACTCGTTCATGCGAAGGGTTCGTTCGGTTACAAAGCAAGTGGCGGTTTCGCAGTGATGACTGCCGCCAAGGTTGCTACGTGGTTCACTGTGCCGGCAAACGTGGCACAATTGACTCCCACGCAGGTCACATCCATCATGGCTGTCCTGAAGTAATCCGACTTGTTACCTCCCTGACCATCCGGTCAGGGAGGTATATTATTGATTACTTTCGAAATTTATATCTCTATTATAGAATGAGTTTCGAAAGTAACTAATAAAGGTTACAAGAACGAAAGAACTAACAAATGAAAAAACTAACACTAGAGTCAAGACTGGTGGCAGGATTAATAGTCCTGGGCTACACAGAAGATAAATCCTACCGAGGCAACAAACGGAAGTTCACTCACCCAACAAATGCAGCTTGCATGTTTGTGGGAAATAGAGGTTCACTACGCGTGGGCCGAACTGTCTCTGACTCCCACAGCGTAGGAGATGCTACTTACATGACCCCACCGTATGTGAGAGTGTTAACAGCTGGTGCAGCCATGCACGGCACAACTAAATAATCACATGAGCAAAATTGCAACATTCCGAACTGTCCATGTAACACCAAGGATAGAGGAACAAGGATCAAACATTGTTGTAGGATGGCATTTTGCATTCTATGAGAACAGGGAGTTGTTCGGTGTGGGAGATATTGACACCACAGATATTGACCTTGATCACATCATCCGTATGTGGGTAGTAAATATGCAGCTTCCTGAATATGCAACCATCGAATAAAGCTCAGAGACGGCGCATGGTTAGACATCAATTTATGAGCAAGAAAATCACAATCGAAATAACTCTGGATCAGATACCGCCGACATGAACGCTACGATTGCAACCAAGTGAAAGGTTAATATGATAGAAATTAAGAACTTAATTGGAGAAGTAATCAAAACTGTTGAAGAAAATACACTGTCAGGAGCAGACCTATCAAAAGCAAACCTGATAGGAGCAGACCTATCAGGAGCAAACCTGTCAGGAGCAGACCTATCAAAAGCAAACCTGATAGGAGCAAACCTGTCAGGAGCAGACCTATCAAAAGCAAACCTATCAGGAGCAGACCTATCAAAAGCAAACCTGTCAGGAGCAGACCTATCAAAAGCAAACCTATCAGGAGCAGACCTATCAGGAGCAAACCTATCAGGAGCAGACCTATCAGGAGCATACCTATCAAAAGCATACCTGATAGGAACAAACCTGTCAGAAGCAGACCTATCAAAAGCAAACCTGTCAGGAGCAGACCTATCAAAAGCATACCTGATAGGAGCAGACCTATCAAAAGCAAACCTGTCAGGAGCAGACTTATCAAAAGCAAACCTATCAGGAGCAGACCTATCAGGAGCAGACCTATCAAAAGCAAACCTGTCAGGAGCAGACCTATCAGGAGCATACCTATCAGGAGCAAAAGGAATTATACAAATTGGCCCAATGCTTACTTCTGGACGAATTATCTACGCAGTAAAACATGAGACGTGTATCCTGATTCAATCTGGATGTTTCTGGGGAACATTGGAGGAGTTGAAGACTAAAATTGAAAATACTCACAAATGTCCCATGTATCTTGACTCAATTGAATTGATTAAGAAATGGGGTGAGTTGTGCTAAAATTCACATTCGTCAATACAACAGAGGTTGTATTCACTCTAACAGGTGATAGCTTGGAACAGGTAGCCAAGGAACTTGACCTCATAATCCTGGATAAGTTCTACACTACGGCATTCGTGGTAACTAAAAATGCAGGATTGAAACTTGCAGTACATTGGACAAACACAGAACAAAAGAACTAACATGAAACATCACATCAAAGTATCATACACACAGACAGGATTCCGTTACGTAGAAGCTGAGAGCTTGGACTTAGCTATCAAATCAATAATGAACATGTCCCCAGGAGACAGGTTGCCTGAAAGTAGTCAACATCACACATGGGATGTGAGACAGGTAATCACAGGTTCACCTGACCTACCCACACAGCGTGTCAGGGAGTTAAGCTCTGAAGAGATTAAGATGTTCTTCAAATCACTGCTCGAACTCAACAAGGTTAAGAACGGAACTAAAGCAGCACATGTAGCTCAATATTATTATCTTGCTGGTATTCGTTCCACCGTCCGCAGCAACCAGCTTCCTGCTGGTATTGAGATACTTCACCAAGTTGGACGTTCAATACTTGAAAAGTAACGAACAGATTAAACCTAGTTTGACCTCCCTGAGACAGGGAGGTCAACCTATTTATTTCAATATATGAAAACAATTCCACTTGATAACTACCTCTTCACCTATTTCGTACCGCACATCATACATATCCCACAAAACACGCCCAAACCGTGCGCCGCAAACGGCCCTAAAAACAAAGATGATGCCCCGGACGGGTCAAACCATAGGGCAAAATTTGGCCTAATCGTAGAGGCCAGCAAGAATCAACAACCTCAATCATGATCACAAATACCATCATTGCTATAGTCACGGCATATTGTTCCTGCACTGAGGTTTGTTGTCCTACAAGCTCCAAGGGTTTGACGGCCAATGGAACTAGGCCAGTGCAAGGTGTAACCGTGGCTGCCTCCAGGATGTATCCTTTAGGCTCGAAAGTCATCATCAATGGGAAACAATACACAGTCCAGGACAGGCTTGCTAGAAAGTTTGATGCACGGTTCGATGTGTATTTCAGGAAGCATAAAGATGCACGTGCGTTTGGAATACAGACTAATAAGGTAACTATAATCACAAAATGAGCAAGCATGACGAGATACTCAAGGTTCTTGATGCTCAGAAACCTAAAGCTGAGTTGGTGGTTGCCAAGCAACAAGACACGAAAGTAGAGCTTAAAATTGCAAAGCCGTTAGAACTTAACAGAGACGAGGCAATCCTGCACATACTCGGATGTTGTAGATATTTGAAGAACATCATCAATTGGCAAATAACTGCGCGGGTAACGCTTGTCTCCCTGTATTCGCTTGATGGCATCACAGACGAGACCTATGAGTTCATTGATCAAGCAATAGCAGACGGTGTTCTGATTAACCTAGAGTGGAAACTTGATGCACCTGCAGCCAAGAAATGATTGCAGTCAAAAAATTTTAACTTTATCCTTGATTCCAACGACGTTGTAAATCATAGTAATAGCAGTATTATATGAATGTGTTCAAGCCTGATTCCAAAGTCAACCGAAGGGTATTTACCTTTCTGGCTGACCCTACCTTTGAGCTAGAACCTCAAGGCAAGATTATTCTGAACACGATTAAAGAAATGAGTCCAGTCACTAGGTATGACTTAGTTATGGAACTCACTAAGAGGCTAGAGTCTGTTAGGCCAGTAACTCAATCACTTTCCTATCATCAGAGATTACTAGAGAGATATAATTGTATCCTCGTCCAGGAATGGTGGGAAGCAAAGAAAGAAGAACTAGTATGATTACTCATACATACACTTACACATGTCCGGTGTGTGAAGAAGAGATGGAGTTTGAATTTACTCCTGCTCGACCTGCTCCGTGCTGCTCCAATCACGATGACCCACGGTTCAGTGACCCAGGAAACGGTGCAGAGATTGAAGGCCCAGAAGAGTGTGAAAATTGTGGTCATGAAATTGATCAAGAGAAGGTGTTAGATAAGGCACAAGATCACTTTTCATGATGAAACTTCACCTAAAAAATTTTGGCACAGTTTTGGCGTGCTGTGCCATTGTTTCCTGCTCGACTGGTTTGGCGAGCAGGAAACGGGTGGTCGTGGTGACACCACCCATGCCGACGATGAAAGCTGCGACTCTTTCATCGTCGGTTTCACTTTCAGTAGTAATTCCTCCAACCATCAATCATTTCCTATCATGGGACATCGTTGATGGTTTCAATCAATGGAGATATTTTCGTGTATTCACAAGCACGAATGTAACAGGGCCTTATGTCCTGTTGACTAATATGACAATCAATGTCACAAATTTTGCAACGATCAATTTACCTGTTCAATTTACAAACAGTCAACAATTTTGGTATGTGAAGGCGTCCAACATACTATATCACTACGAAACGGACGTCACAACAAGAAAGTAAGAACTATGGCTCATAAGAATCAATTCGTGATGCGTCCTGACTTTCGCCCAATGCTGGCGGCGTCAATTAAGGACATGAAGAAATTGGAGTATCCACTCCTAGCAACTCCCAAACTGGACGGTATTCGTTGTGTGACCAGAGAGAAGATAATCCTGGACATGTTCAACAAGACATCTGTTGAAGCAGTAAGTCGTTCATTGAAATCAATACCTAACAAGTATGTGCAGAGTATCCTTGGTGAATACAACCTGACAGGTCTTGATGGTGAACTCATTACATACACCGATGGAGTAATGGATGAATACTATCAGGTTGAATCCAAGATCATGAGTCAGGAAGGTCAACCTAATTTTAAATTCCATGTGTTCGACCTCGTTGAACCATTACCTTATTGGGACAGGATGGAATGGCTCAAGGATAAGATGAACTTTCCAACAGATTGCAAGCTGGAGAAAGTCCTACCAGTATTGATTCAGAATGAAACCAACCTGCTTGCCTACGAAGAAGCTTGCCTGCAAACTGGTTTCGAGGGAGTAATGCTCAGGAACATAGATGGGCCTTACAAGTTTGGACGTTCGACGTTCAATCAACAGTGGTTGCTGAAACTCAAACGCTTCCAAGATGCAGAGGCTACGGTCATTGGGTTCGAGGAACTAATGGTTAATGGAAACGAGGCAATGACCAACGCTCTAGGTTTATCAGAACGTTCCTCACATCAAGCAGGTAAGATTCCAGGAAACACACTTGGTGCATTGATTGTTGTAGGACATAACAGTGTCCAATTCAACATCGGCACAGGGTTCGATGAACAAACGAGGAAGAATATTTGGCTGATGAAAGATTCATACAAGAATCGTTTAGTCAAGTTTAAGTATCAACCTCATGGACAGAAGGATGCACCCCGTTGTCCTGTGTTTCTCGGCTTCCGAGAAGATATGGAGGTAGTGTGAGCGACAAATACCCATTAGAACTTGAACGTGATAAATGGAAACACGCTCATGATAATCAGGGGAAACTTAAACGCATATTGATGGAAAGACCAGATTTGAAAGAACGAACTAAATTGATTTCAGAAGTTATTACAGAACGTAATCAATTACGTAAAATCGTGGATGAGTTAGCAAATGTTGTTTCATCTTATGATGACAGATTTAAATGGAAGTCGTCAGTAATTGAGCTTTACAATTCCCTCCCACACGTAAAAGAAAGGAACGCGAAATGAAACCTACTTCATTTTTATTTGAATATTGGCTACCAATTAGTGCTATGATTTCACTTACCTCTCTTGGAATTACAGCAACAATCCGATGCTGTATCTTTGTATGGAAATCACTATGAAACCAGTCATTTATCTAGACATGGATGGTGTGTTGTGTGATTTCTTCACACCAGTACTTCGCCTGTTCGAGGTCAACCGACTCCCTGCTCAACGTCCCTTGGTCTATGACATTGTTCCATGGATCAATCAGGTGCGTGAAGAAAACATGTTCTATACTCCCCTGTCAGACAAGGAGATATATGACACAATTCAGAATCACCCTGACTTCTGGCACAAGTTACCTCAATACTCTCATACACAGGAGTTAATTGGCATGTGCCTCAGTTATGGAGAAGTGTATGTGAACAGTTGGCCGCAACCTTATGCTTCCTGTTACGAGGAAAAGTTCCGATGGCTGCGTGACAACACCACTATTTCACCATCCAAGTTTATTCTGATGAAGGATAAACATCTTCTAGCTAAACCTAACACCATCCTGATTGATGATTGTCCATCAAATATTGAGAAATTCATCAACTGCAGTGGCAAAACAATCACGTTTCCTCAACCATGGAACTGTAACCATGATGTGACAGATAAGATGGACTACGTGTTTAACGAATTGCAACAACATCTTGACGCTATTAACAATGAATATTAAAGAACATTTACTTGCCTGCCTAGCTGAAGAATGCTGCGAAGTTGGGCAAATGGCAAACAAGTCACTCAGGTTTGGACTTGATGATAGTCACCCTGAAAAACCGGAGATTGGAACTAATCTTGAACGTTTAATTGATGAACTGAATGATTTAGACACAGTTATTCTAGTTCTCGAAGAAGAGAATATTATTCCTAAAAACTGGAGAGATTATAAGAAACGAAGTGCTAAACTTAAAAAGATTGCTCATTACACTGAGCATGCCATCAAATCAGGAGCTTTATGCAAGGAAAGTTAATCATTGTAGAAGGCCCAGATGAATGTGGCAAGACCACGTTGGTGAATCAACTCACAAAAGCTTATCACCTTGTCCCATTTCACTGCACAGCAAGTAAGAAACTGTTTCCTGCTCTTGCAGATTATCATTGGAATATCCTGGACAACGTGAAGCTCATGTTGGCCGAGGGTCATAACGTGATTCTCGACCGATATTTTCTATCTGAATTGGTCTATGGCTCGATCATGGGTCGAGGGAATCATTACAACAAGACAGCATTAGAGCTTCACAAAGAAGTAATAAAGCTTGACTGCTTATTTATTTTCTGCTCCTCAGAGGGAGCATGGAATCGTTACAAACAGGGACACGTTGACCCTGCTCATTCACTCAACGAAGAACAATACAAACAGATAACTAACACATATGAACAAATCTCAGCAATCTACATCCCAAAACTCGGAATCAAATATAGAATCGAAATCGAAGGAAACAATATTACCGAATTTATTTCATCCATCCAGAATGAATTTAAATCTCGATATCAATCAGGTCTGGCTGAAGACAGTGTACGATTTACTGTCTTATGGTAACACGGTCAATCCTCGTGGGATGGATACTTTCGAAATTCTGAATTACTCGACACGTATTCCCATGAATCGTTGTGCCTTGTCTGTGATGAACAGGAATCTTGGATACAAGTTCATGTTTGCTGAAGCATGGTGGATTCTGTCAGGTGATGACCGTGTTTCTACGATCGAACCTTATTCGAGCCAAATTGCAGCATTCTCAGATAATGGACTCACATTCAATGGTGCATATGGGCCACAGATCATGCACCAACTTCCACAAATCATTGAGACCCTGCACCGTTCACCTGAATCACGTCAGGCTGTTATGACTACATGGAAACCTAACCCTGCTAAGAGCAAGGACATACCATGCACCATATCAGACCAGTTTTTAATTCGTAATAACAGGCTCGATGTTATTCACACTATGCGTAGTTCTGACATTTGGCTTGGTTGGCCGTATGATGTGTTCAACTTCTCGATGATTGCTGCCTACGTGGTTAAAGCCTTGCACCAGTGGCTTCCAACACTGGAACTTGGAGACCTTTACTTCAATGCCGGCAGTCAGCATCTATATCGTAAAAATATCGCGTCTGCACAGCAATGTCTCTCTGCTCCTCACGCTTGGGATTATAAACCTCTCGACATCACTGAGTTCAAGGATGCAAATGATGTATTGGCTTATCTCGAAGTCATGAAAGACCATGAGGTCAAAAGAACTAATATCAACTTTCTTAAAGACTTAATCAAGTCAGCAAAATAATATGGATTCTAGAATTAAAGAACTAATGCACGTAGCATACAGTTATTCATCTGGTTCTCTTGACCCGTTCAAGAAAGTTGGATGCGTATTGCTCGATGAACAAGAGACTGTAGTTGGTCTTGGTTTCAATCACTTGGCTAAGGAAGAACCACGCTCTGCGTATCAGGACAGGGAGGCAAGGAGACCGTTCATGATTCATGCAGAGATTGATGCACTATCTTCCTTCCATAAGAGACTAGAAGCACCAGTCATAGCAATCGTAACCCTCCTACCTTGTACCTATTGTATGACTGTATTAGCAGCATTTAAGATTAGAAAAGTCTATTTTCATGAAGCATATGAGAAGGATTTGAAATCGTTAGAAGTTGCTAATCGTCATGGCATCCTTACAGAACAGGTGACTCTATGACAGGAATCAACCTAACATTATTTGAGCCTGATAGTAACTGGAAACCACAGTTGAAGTTTCCTAATCTTGGTGACGTAAGGCGCATGGTTATAGACTTGGAAACTAAAGACCCCAACATTGAAAACAAAGGCCCAGGAAGTATCAGGCGTGATGGATACCCTGTTGGTGTCTCGATTGCAACCAATACAGGTTTCAAGGCTTACTATCCATTTGATCACACTCTTGGTGGCAACCTACCAAAAGAGAACATCGTTAACTTTCTCTGTGAAGTGGCAGGGAGAGCAGATATAGAGAAGGTATGCGCGAATTTTGGATATGACCTTGAATGGCTCAGGTTCATGGGTATTACACTCAAGGGTCAACTTCGATGTGTGCAGATTGCAGAATCTCTGATTGATGAGGAATCGTTACAGGGTTACAACCTATCTGCCCTAGGTCAGAAGTATCTTGGATTCAAGAAGAATGAGGAATTGCTCAAGCTGGCTGCCTCTACTTACGGTGTTGATCCTAAAGGTGGATTACATCAACTACATTCCAAATATGTTGGGCCTTATGCCGAGGCTGATGCAGCCATGACCCTTGCTATTTATGAGAAGCAGGAAGAAGTTCTGACGTCAGAGGGAATCTGGTCTGTATTCAACATGGAGTGTGAGTTGTTACAGATTGTCCTTGAGATGCGAATGAAGGGTGTTCGTGTTGACCTCGATGCAGCAGACCGTTTGAGGAAGGAACTCAAACAAGCAGAAGATGAAATTAACAAGAGCATAAGACTTGAGACTGGATTTAATGTGAATCCAATGTCTAGTGCAGACATTGTTAAAGTGTGTAAGAAACTTGGTTATGAATACTCTCTCACAGAAAAAGGTAATCCTTCATTCGACAAGAACTTCCTCAAGAACAGTGACAATTCCTTCTTCAAGAAGATTCTTCAGGTTCGAAATCTTAAAACGTTACGTTGCAACTTCATCGAGACGACAATTTTCGGAAATCATGTTAATGGGCGCATACATGCAGAGTTCCATCAAACAAGAAGCGATGAAGATGGAACGAGAACAGGGAGGTTTGCCGTCAGTAATCCCAACTTGCAGCAAATTCCTTCCAGGCATGAGTTTGCTCACAAGATTAGAGCCTTGTTCCTACCGGATGTTGGTGAAAAATGGGCCAAGCTTGACTACTCTCAACAAGAACCTCGTATCTTGACACACTATGGCTTCATCATGAAGCTATTGGGAGCAGACAAGATTCGAGACGCCTATCTAGCAGATAAGAAAACAGACTTTTATCCTCTGGTTGCGAAAGCTGCTGGACTTCCTCGCAAACCTGCCAAAGACCTCACTCTGGGAATCTGTTATGGAGAAGGTAAAGACAAGATTTCCAAAGACCTCGGCTTCTCACCAGAGAAATCAATGGAAGTAATGCGTGTGTTTAATGAGGCTAATCCATTCATCAAACAACTCTCTGACATCTGCATGGATTTAGCAGACAGGAGAGGATATATCAAAACATTGCTTGGTCGCAAAAGAAGATTCAATCTGTGGGAACTCAAGAGGAAAGATTACAAGAGCTTTGCGATGCCATTAGAGAAAGCTAGACAGAAGTGGCCCAATGCTCCACTCAAGAGAGCTTACACATACAAGGCTCTTAATGCCTTGATTCAAGGTTCAGCAGCCGACATGACCAAGGCTGCAATGATTCAGAACTATAAGCAGCACGGTGAGATTCCCCTACTAACCGTTCACGATGAACTCGATCACTCTGTAACATGTGAGGAACAAGCTTTGAAGATTCAACACGTCATGGAGAATTGTGTGCAGTGCACAGTTCCTATCTATGCGGAACTAGAACTAGGAGACCATTGGAAATGACACCTGAACAAAGATTGTGGGATTCTATAAGACTGATGATTCCTGGTGACATTATTCGTATTGAGAATGCAGCAGGAGTTGGAACACCTGATGTCAACGCTTGCTGGAAGGGAAACGAAGTGTGGTTGGAATTAAAAGTTTGTCCAGAAAACAAAGTTCTTGTCCGTAAGGAACAGAGAGTATGGGGATTTAGAAGATCACGTGCTGGTGGAACTGTATGGGTAATTAACAAGTCTGGTTACAGTATTGATTTTTACCTACACTCTGTTGAATGTGTGAAACATGATGACAAGTATCAGATGATAACATCAAAACCTACTTACAGTTTCCATAAAACTGAAGTAAAAGATTTCTTCCTATCCAAAACATTTTGGAAACCAAATATATGAGCAAAGTATTCATAGTTCAAGAGACTGACAGAGACCTCTCTGCGGCAAAACAATTCGGAGAATTCAACGTAATTCTCTCATACAAAGACCTTGAAAAAGGAACTCAACACATCCTGGAAAAGATTGAACGTCATCTTAACAACAAGATAACGTCTGACGATTATATCCTCTGTGTAGGAGACCCTATTGCGATTGGACTGACCATGATGGTTACTTTCGAGAACACAAACAGCATTAATGTGCTACGGTGGGACAAGAGAACAATGAACTATAAAACAGATAAGATAATAGTATGAATCAAGAACTAGCAGACATCAAAGAACTCGTTAGATACGTTCAAAAGATCGAGACCCTAATCGAGAATAAAGAACAAGAAATCAAAGAACTAACTCAACGGTTAGAGCTTTTCAATAACGACCTTATACCGGAATATATTCTAGGTATGGGTTTATCTGAAGTAAAACTTGACACGGGGGAAGCAATCTCTGTCAAGACCAAGTACTTTGGAAACATATCTGCTGAACGTGCAGAGGCAGCACATAAGTGGTTAACAGAGAACGGTAATGCCGCGCTGATTAAAACAGAAATCTCTGCAACATTCGGTGCAGGTCAGGAAGAACAGGTTGACCTATTAGTCTTGAAGAATTTTCTTAAAGAGAACGAGATGGAAGTGAATGAGAAGAAAGCAGTTCATCCTCAAACACTTAAATCCTTCATTAAGAACTCCATGGAAAATGGAGTAAAATTTCCCTATGAACTCTTTGGTGTCTATGTGGCCAAAGAATTAGTAGTGAATAAACCAAAAACAAAGTAATACCATAATACAAATAGTATGAAACAAACAAAAACAGCAGCGACAGAAACGACAGCAGCAGTTGATGAAAACGTAATTGACTGGTCACAAGAACAGGGAGCAACAGGGTTCGAGGGAACTCGTCAAGAGGACTTGGGGATTCCGTTCCTGAGCCTTCTCCAGAAAGGTTCACCTGAAGTTGATAAGACTCATAAGAACCACAAGCTCAAAAAGATTGAGGGTGCAGAAGGTGGAATGCTTGTCAACACTGTGTCCCGTCAAGTGATGTATGAGTTCGAGGGTAAGCCCCTGCAGTTCGTCCCTGTGTTCCATGAGAAATTATTCCAAGAATGGAAGCCTCGGACACAAGGTGGCGGATTCGTTCAGTCACACAAGTCTCCCATCATCCTGACCAGGACAATGCGGAACTCAGATAACCAGGATATATCGCCTAACGGTAACGAAATCAAAACCACGTCTTACTTCTACGGTTTCGCTCTTGTTGAAGGACAAGATCCGATTCGCATGATTATTGCGTTGACCTCGACTCAGCTGAAGAAAGGTCGTGGTTGGTTGAATATGATGCAAACTATCAAGGTGAACGGCAAAGTTCCACCAATGTATAGTCACGTGTATGATGTCAGCACTGACGTTGAGACCAACAACGATGGTAGCTGGTTCGGCTGGCACTTCGAGATCAACCGCATGTTGAACAGCAACGATAAACACCTTATCACTGCTGCACGTAGTGTGGCCCAGGAATGTGCTGCCTCTAAACTGGCTGCACCTACACCCATGACTGAAATTGCAGAACACGCTGCTCCTACGGAAGCTAATGAGTCTGCTGCTAGTGCAGCGGACGAAGAAGCTGCCCGTCAGAACCGCGGTGCTCGTTCGTTCCGTCGTTAATTAGTTAACCTAGCCTCCCCATGTTGAACCGTGGGGAGGCTCTCTGTTATGTTGTCAATCATTTATTCTAATGAATCTATTAATTCCTTTCATGATGCAACTGTTCGACGGGAACAAAGACGCACATGGAACATACCATTTCGGAGATTCAATCAGGGCTGATGGTAAGGTCAAAGGACACGGCGTTACGCATAAGCTTCCTGTTACTCCCTCGTTATGGAAGAAGCATATCGAAGGACAATCTCAATTAGGTATTGTTCCAATCACTTCTGACAGCACAGCTAAATTCGGTGCTATTGACATTGATGATTACACAGTCAATGTAGTTGATATAATTAAGAAAATAATAGAAAACAATTTACCATTAGTTCCTTGTAGAAGTAAATCCGGTGGTCTTCACCTGTATATCTTTCTCACGGAACATGTCCCTGCATCATTGATGCAATCAAGATTAAAAGAACTAGCCTCATTTATTGGATACGGTAATGCAGAAATCTTTCCTAAGCAAACTAAGTTACTTAAAGAACGTGGTGATGTTGGTCAGTGGATTAACATGCCATACTTCGATGCAGATAAAACAGAGAGATATGCTTATGGATTAGATGGTGGTCAGCTTTCAATGGATGACTTCATCAGGTATGCTGATAAGAGACGATTAAGTAAGGTAATGCTTGAGAAATTAAAGGTTGTAGTAACAGAGAAGCTTCCTGAAGGCCCGCCATGTCTTCAGCATCTTCTGACAACTGGATTCCCTGAAGGCACAAGGAACAACGGTCTGTTCAATCTTGGTGTGTATGCCCAGAAGAGTAACCCAGATGATTGGAAGACATTGGTAGAGAAGTATAACGAAGAATACTTGTCACCTCAACTTCCACCCAAGGAAGTTCTTCTAATCATTGGGTCACTAGCCAAGAAAGAATACAACTACTCATGTCAGAAGCAACCTATATGCAACTTCTGCAACTCTTCACTTTGTCGAACAAAGAAATACGGCGTGGGTTTATCTTCAGGTCTCCCTGTCATGGGGTCATTGACCAAGATCAATACTGAACCTCCTAAGTGGTTCATTGATGTTGATGCAGGTGGGCGTCTTGAGTTAGAAACAGATGACTTACAGAACCCTGTGAGATTCCAGAAGAAATGTATGGACATCTTAAACATAATGCCACCAATAATTAAACGTGAACAGTGGACTATCGTGATAAGTGAACTATTGAAATCAGTTAACGTTATTGAAGTTCCAAAGGAGGCAACTACATCAGGTTCAATGATGCTGATGTTGGAAGAATTCTGTCTCAATCGTTCACAGGAAGAAAGTGGAGAAGGTCTGTTACGTGGGATGGTATGGTTTAATAATGGTTACTATCATTTCAGATTACAAGACTTTCTTAACTACCTTATTAGATCAAAGTTTGAACTTACTAACAGGAGTGCTGTATCTAACCTATTGAGAGAAGCTGGAATACCAGCTAGAAAAGTTAACATATCAACCTTAGATGGACAAACTAAACACGTGAACTGTTACTTAGCAAACAACTTCAACGCAGACATTAAGAGATTCAAATTACCAGAACAACCACCACAAGACCAGATATGAGAACTAAATTATTAGGCCCACCAGGAACAGGGAAGACTACTCGACTTCTCGACATAGTTGACAGGGAGTTAGTAGCAGAAGTTAAACCAGAAGAAGTGTGTTACGTATCCTTCACGAAGAGAGCAGCAGATGAAGCTAGGGAACGTGCATGTAAGAAATTTAATTTAAGAGAGAAAGAGTTTCCGTATTTTAGAACACTGCACAGTCTAGCCTTTCACCACTTGTGTATGTCTCCAATTCAGGTGATGGGTTGGAACGACTACATGGTATTGTGCAAACAACTTGGTATCACGATCACATCCAGAAAGATGAATGATGAATGGGCTTATTCAGGCACAGTAACTAAAGGTGACAGATTGTTCTTTCTTGAGAACTTAGCTCGAACAACCAAGCTTTCATTACGTCAGACATGGGAGAAGTTCGTCAATGATGACATTGATTTCAGGGAACTGGAGCTAGTAGCTTTAACAATTAAGGCATACAAGGAATCTCGATACAAATTTGACTTCACAGATATGATTCAGAAGTTTGTTGAACATGGCAGTTCTCCTAAATTCAAAACACTCATTGTTGATGAAGCTCAGGATTTGAGCAAACTTCAATGGGAGATGGTTGACATCCTAGAAAAGAACTCAAAAGAGATGTGGGTAGCTGGTGACGATGATCAGGCAATCTATACATGGGCAGGAGCAGACGTTAATCATTTCATCGAGCTTGAAGCTCAGACTGAAGTGCTTAATCACAGTTACCGATTAACTTGTGGAGTCAAACTTTTAGCTGATAAGCTCTCAGCACGGATGACTACTCGTCTTAAGAAACCATATAAACCCAGAAACGATGCTAATGGAATAACTCGTCTCAATGACTATGTTAACATTAACATGAAAGAGGGAACATGGTTACTGCTTGCACGAAACATTTATGCACTGTCAGAGTATGTGAAGCATTGTATCCACAAAGGTTATCTATTTGAGTCCAAACTCAATCCAGACTTTAACCCCGAATCCTGGGAAGCAATTCGTTATTGGGAAGCTCTACGTAAAGGACAGAGTCTCCCTGTATCCTGCATCAAGCTTGTCTATCAGTTCATGCAGACCAAAAAACGAATTACCTTTGGTGCTAAGACAAAATTAGACCTTCTCCCTGAACATCAGATGATTGATCTGATTGAATTGGTTAAGAACTATGGTTGCCTGACTACAGATATATGGGAATTTGCTCTCAACAAACTCACACAAACAGAAGTTAGTTATTACACAGCAGCAATCCGAAATGGTGAGAGTCTTGATGCACCTGCTCGTATCCGTATTGGAACTATTCACTCAATGAAAGGTGCAGAGGCAGATAATGTAGTGTTAGAATGTGACATGTCACCTAAGACATATAGAGAATACGAACGTAACCAAGACAATGAACACAGAGTCTGGTATGTTGCTGTGACGAGAGCTAAGGAAAAACTGTATCTCATTAACCCTAAGACCCAATACTTCTACAATTTGTGAGCAGACCCTACAAGTCACGAGAAACACACGCAAAAACGGTCACCGCAAACGGGTCAAAAAACCAAGATGATTAGTCGAGCGGCTCAAACCATAGGGCAAAATTTAGCCTAACCATAGATTACATATGTTAATAAATAAATTCAAACTACCAGCTTTTCAGGAAAAGATGAAAGGGTATCAACATCAGGACAACGCTCTAGCTGCATCTAAGAATGCGTCCAGGTTTGCACTGTTCATGGAGCAGGGAACAGGTAAAAGCAAGGTGACAATTGATAACTTCGTGCAATTGTTTCTGGAGCAGCAGATTGATGGAGTCTTAATCACTGCTCCGAAAGCTTTCTATCTCAACTGGTTTGTTGATGAACTCCCTGCTCACCTGCCAGATTGGTTGCCAGTTCGTATCCACTATTGGGATGCAGATTGGACTATCAAAGAAAGGAAAGAAGCTTCCAACATCCTTCAAGCCAAGGACGATGTGCTAGATATATTCCTTGTGAATATAGAAGCTCTGGCAACAGACAGGGGAATTGCTTTTGCTGAGAAGTTTGTCAAGCAACATTACACGTTCATGGTGATTGATGAGTCAACCTGTATCAAGAACCATAAAGCTAAGAGAACCAAAGCAGCCATTGAACTTGGTAGGCTCTGTGATTACAGGAGAATCTTGACTGGAACACCGATGGCTAAAGGCCCATTGGACATCTATGCTCAAGCTGAATTTCTTCAAAAAGGTCTGTCGGGTCACTCTAACTTCCTGTCATTCAAAAATTATTATGCAAATTGGAGACGGGTTGAATTTGGTAATCGGTCTTATGAGAAAATTGATAACTACAAGAACATACCAGAGCTTCAACAGAAGGTAGCCAGCTTCTCAGTTCGTGTTCTTAAATCTGAATGCCTAGACCTCCCTGACAAGACGTTTGTTAACAGATATATCGAACAGACCCCGGAACAGAAATTGATGTATACTGAACTAAAGGAGGAAGCTATGACCTTTCTTTCAAAAGAGTCTGTGGTTTCTTCAACGTCTGTTCTAACAACGATGATGAAACTTCACCAGGTTAACTGCGGTCATGTTAAGGATGACGATGGAATCATTCATCATATACCAAATAACAGGGTTGCTACCTTGATGGAAACAATTGAAGTTATTGATGGTAAGGTCATTATCTGGGCACACTTCCAACAGGATATAAGAAACATAATGGCTGCCTTGATCGAAGAGTATGGTATCAATTCTGCTGTGTCTTACTATGGTCTTACTTCAATTGATGACCGTAAGACAAACCTTGAAAGATTTAAGACAGACCCTAAGTGCAGGTTCTTCGTATCCAATGAGACAGGGAGTAAGAGTCTTACATTAATTCAATCGGCTCTATCAATCTACTACTCATACTCCTATTCCCTTGAAACTTGGTTGCAGTCCCAGGATAGAAATCATCGAATTGGTCAGACTAGAAATGTTCTCTACATTTCATTTGTTATTCGCAAGACAGTGGATGAAACAATAATGAAAGCTCTCAGAGCTAAGAAGAACATAGCTGACCAGGTTCTTGATAATTGGAGAGAGAACCTATATTGATTTACAACAGAACTCCCTACTGCGTCGTCAGCAGTAGGGAGTAACCGAACCTGATTGAAGTGTTGGACTACTAGGGTTTCTGTGGGACAGTCTTGTCTGTGTAGGTATTAACTACATCAGATACAGTTGTTAGAACACCTGCCAACTCTTGGTGTCGTATCAACGCATCTTTAATTTTCATATCAATAGCTTGCAGTTCAGGCGTTGTCTGAAGTATCTTACGTCCTTCCTCGATACCCATAACCACAGCCTTCAATGCTTGCTTGTTTCGAACCATCCTGTATCCTGTATAGAACAGTCCTAGGATTGAACCTAGCAACCCGGCATAGGGAACAGGGACAGCCTTAGCCATGCCAAGTCCTGAATTAATAATTGGTTTATCAACCAAAACTGATTCAGTTCGTTCCGGTGTCACAACGAACACGGTTTCAGGGGTAACTGCTTGTGTGACTGTATTAGTTACCAGTTTAATCACTGTGTTAGTGACTGGTGGATAATACACTGATTGCTTATCGTAACCTTTGTCCAGGATATCACACCCTGTGAACAAGATTAAAGAAGTGAGGAGACCGATTATTAGTGTTAGTTTTGTTTTCATGTTAGTATTTTGCTGTTCGTATCCAACCTTGTCCATCTGATGTATATTGAACACAAGCAAACTGGACAAGAGTATCATCAGCTGTAACACCATCAATTGTTCCATTACTTGTTCTAGCAACAGTTACAGCAGTAGTATTAAGATTTTTTACTACAAAAGTTTTACCACTCCCTATCGTAGAACCAGCTAAGGGTAAGGTAAAAGTTAAAGAAGTTCCTGACATAACTATTGTGTGGTCATCAATAGTTCCAGTGTAGTTTGCCGTTTTTGTTTTTACATCCATATACGTTGTGGATGTGTATGGCCTAAAAAGATGAGAAGGGTCTCCAAACTTTACTACGTATGGGTTTGGATAACCATTCATAGAATACCCATATTCAATTGCTCCTGCATTATTAGTAATAGCAAAATACACGTCTGTAGAGGCTTCTGTAACTCCAAATACTCTTGCTCCTTTTCCTGAAATACGAACAGTTCGTGACTGGTCATTCTGCATTCTCCAGGTAACTTCAGCTGTTAACCCTGTTGAAATTAGCTGCCTACACCAGACATCTCTTCCTAGTATGTCATTGTCAACAAAAATAGAAGGTATTGATGGGCTGCCTGAAAGACCATACAGTGTTCCAAGGTTTGTTGCTTCTGTAAAGTAACCTAATTTCCCTTGTAAGAATCTTGCTCCATCTCCTCTTAGGTTGCTTTTTGCAAAGGTAGGTGAAAGAATTGTTCCATTAAAAAACAACTCTTTCCAAAGAGCATTATTAAGATATGCTGCTCCTAACCCATTGCCATGAGGATGAACAAGGTCTGTTTGAAATAACAGACGATTTGTCATTCCATACGTAGTATTGGTTAAGTCGCCAAGACGAATGTAATGTGCAGTATCAAAGAATCCACGGTTATATTTTAGTGCGCCTTCATACAATTGTTTATTATATTCTGTTGTGTTATCGTTGTAGGTTTGAATCCATCCAAAATGAACAATGTCCGCAAGTGGGCAAGTGTTAGACCACATCATTTCTAGCTTGGCTAAGGTGTTAGACATTCTAACGTCTCTGCTTGGCGTAGGTGAATCTCCTCCAAGATACATCCCAGAATCTAAAATTAAAACTAAGTTTGGACTAAGAAATTTCCACCATGGCCAAGACACATTAGTCCTTGCATTAGCTACTGTTTCAAGTGTTGGACCAGCATTGATATAGAATTTGCCAAGAAGTAAGTCATTTGTTTGACTATCCCAAGCTCCAGATTCGTGAATCCAATTTGTTCCTGTAAGCCCAACAATCCTATATGTCATGTTTGTTTTAACAAACGTTATGTTGGTAACTGCAGCGTTTGTTTCTGTTGCATGAAAAGTGCTAATTGTTTGTGCATCAATCCATGTTCCAGAAATGTTTGTTTGAACTTTGAAAGTTCCACCAATTGGCCACTTGGCATAGCAAATTGAAATTGTGTCGATGTTCAAATTTGTTTGAGTTACGGTTATGGGAGCAGACCTGTAGTAATAACTGTAAGACCCATTAGTAAGAATGTTAATGTTTAGAGTGTAAATGTAGTTTGTTAAGTCTGACAAGGTATTACCAAAAGGAGTAACATTGACATCAGTTCTTCCAAAAGCACCTTCTCCTCCAAACCCAACCATTATTCCTCCATTGTCACTTTTGAAAATTCTTTTTATATTAGAATAAAAAGT